ATGATTCATCATTATCCTTTATGCTTTTGATTTTAGTAGTAATTTATACTCTTCAAACAATTTTTGTTCTAAATCATATAAATCGCCTGTTAAAGCAATAATATCTTTTATTTTATGATTAACAATCTGTTCTATTTTAAGTCCTGCTGTAGTATATGCACCTAAACTAAATCCAAACGGTCGTTCATGTACTTTAAATTCTCTATTAAGTTCACATGTTAATTGAAAAGCCTCTAAATAAGTATATTCACCCCATTTCCAAAAAAAAGGTTCAGAATCATCTGGCCATTCTATTTTTAAATTTTTAGCATTATCTTCCCAAGTACTTTGATAACTTTCAGATCCTTTTATCATAACTAATGGTTTCCAGGTAAAAAATCCAATTTCTGATTTTGAAAACCATTCGCCTGTTTCAAAATGATGTTCTCTAGATACACCTGGTAATCCTCCTATGAGACTACAATCAATGTGTACTTTTTGCCATTTTTCTCTTAGTTCCAATAAAAAGTCTTTGCCTCTTCTTCCACTCCAAGGTTTTAAAACTAATTTAGATGCTTCAGGATGAAAAGTTTCCATGCCTAATAATGTAGCTCTAAGACCTGACTCTTGTAAAAGATCTATAGTATGAGGATGTTTATCTAATAAATCCGGCCTATTGTATGAAATAAATTCTAATTTAAATGGCAGTTGTTGACTAACTTTGTGTAATGTTTCTAATCGTTCGTTATCTGCATTAAAAGTTTCATCTAAAAAATAATAGCTAGTTGTCCCGTATCGTTCATACATCTCTGTTAGGACATCAACCATCAAGCTACCATCTTTTTCATTTGTACCTGCTTTTTTTCCTAAATTTGGATATTTACAGAAAGGACATTTAAAAATACATCCTCTTCCCCATTCTAAAGGAACTGTTTCATTAGGTAATAAGCAATCATGATCTTTAAAAATAAATCTATGATGATTAAAGTCAAATTTATTTCTTTTTAATCTTGTGCCTATTTTTTTGTTTGACAACTCATCTAATAAATTTAGTAACCAATCTTCTCCCCAATCAATAACACATTTAAAGTCAAAAACTTCCATACCTTGCATATCATGGTAACCTCGATGACCACCTACTGCGGTTTTAATTTTAGGAAATTCTTTTTTAATTTCTTTTAAGGCATTGTATATATTATCAGGAACACTTCTTGCATGGACGTTCATCATTAACTCAGAACGATAAGTTGACCACATATTACTGCTTGCACCTATTAATATAGTGTCATCGTCTACGAACATCTTTGTATATTCGTATAATTCCTGAGGATCAAATAGGTGTGTAAATTCTATTACTTGGCAAGTATAGCCATTTTCTTCAATCCATCTGGCCAACAAATAGCAACCTATCGTTCTCCAAACTAAGGGTCTATAACCTAATTGATTATATAAAATAACATTTGCCATTTACGTACTTATAGAAATTAAAAGGCACCGAAGTGCCTTTTAGACTATTTTTGGTAACAAGGCATAGTTGCCCCGAAGTTCTGCTGTTTCTTAAGCAGCTAAAGCAAAAGCTTCATCGTTAGCGGCTACGCTAACTGGGCTTTGCCAGAACTTGAATGTAGATACGTTTGCATCTATAGTTTTGCTTGATTTACGGTCATCGCCTACCGTGTTGTCCATATCCTTACTCATTACCCTGTCGAAACCAAATTCAGGCCCATCAGAATAAATCACAATTTCGTTCTTTTTCTTTGTCCAAAGTTTTATCACGAGCAATATATACTGCTCCAAACACTACTAACGATAAGATAAAAATATAATATATCATAATTTATTTTGGTGGACCTGCCCGGGGTCGAACCGGGGTCCAGAATACCTTTCATTCAACTTCATACAACAATTCTTTTAACTTTTGAACATACTTTTGACACTCACCGCATTGATGATCTACTTGCATTATACGTTCTATTAGATCTTCTTGTCTACTAAAATCGGATTCTTTTATATTGCGACAAATACAAATTATCATTTTAATTTTTTTTTGATTCTTCTAACCATTCGTAGTAAATTATCAGTCCAGCTATGAATAAACATCCTGTAAGTAACACACCTAACAAAAAACCAACTAAAAAATAAAGTTGTTCTATACCCATAAAATATTTATTTTTTAATTTTTATGCTAGAAGAGATTTCATCAAAATGATTTTTGTCCCATAAAAATCTTAAAATTCTTCTTACATTATGTACTGATCGTTTTTTTACAGAATGAATTTTAGAAATGTCTAATAAGTACAGACTATTTGCTTCTGCACAAAATGAACCAATGGAGATTAATTCATGTTCGAAGTAAGTTTTAACTTGAGATTGTTTATTAATCTGATTTTGACACAAAAATCCGCTATCATCATTTTTTGTAGTCCAAAATAATGTCTCTGCTTCACAGCCTTCAAAATAATAATTTAAGCTAGTTTTAGATTCATCTATGTGCGGACCAGCACCTTCTTTTGTAACTTCGACATAGAAATAAAAATCAGGAAGTATAGTAAAATCTAGAATTTTTGAAAATTCTGATAAAACATAGTCAACATCTTTTACAAAATAAGATGTAAAAGTATCTCCATATTGTTCTACATAATCACCCTTAATTCTGCTTACATCTAATGAAGGCATCTTAACATCAAATTTTTGAAATGGCATATAAAATCCTGCGGAAATAAATACAGTCTCTAGGAGTGTATTTATAATGCATGTTTTTGAAGATAATATGTCTTACATTAAACCAAATAAATGCTCTTGTGGATGTCATAAACATTGCGGACATAGTTGTTTAACAGACGATTGCGATTGTAATGAATGCCTATGTCCAGATTGCAAAGATAACGAAGGGGAAATAAATGGCTAAAGCAAAAGGTACCGGAGTAGCAGCTCATACTCCTATTGTAAAACTAAGCAAACAAGGCGGTAAAATTAAAACAAGCACTATGAATAAACAAGAAAAGAAAAGTTTTAAACGATACCGCGGTCAAGGTAGATAAGTAACTAATGTATACAATTATTGCAACACTGGTGATGACACATATCACCATAGTCTGCGTCACTCTCTTTTTACACCGTAGTCAAGCACATAGAGGAATCGAATTTCATCCTGTGGCAAAACACTTTATGAGATTTTGGTTATGGCTTACCACTGGCATGATAACCAAACAATGGGTAGCCGTACATCGAAAGCATCACAGATTTACCGATGGATTAGAAGATCCACACAGCCCAAAAGTATATGGTATTTTTTATGTACTTTTTTATGGTGCATTCCTTTACAGTCAAGCTGCTAAAGATAAAGATATGATCAACTCGTATGGAGCAGGTACTCCAGACGATTGGATAGAACGTAACATTTATACTCCCCACAACTGGTTAGGGATTCTTTTGATGTTGGTCATTGACCTTGTTCTTTTTGGCCTTGCTGGTTTTATTGTGTGGGGAGTACAAATGTTATGGATTCCTCTTTGGGCTGCTGGTGTTATTAACGGCCTAGGACATTATTTTGGTTACCGTAACACCGATACTGACGATTCAAGCACTAATATTGTTCCATGGGGAATCATAATAGGTGGCGAGGAATTACATAATAATCATCATGAAAATCCAGCTAATCCTAAACTAAGTTCTAAGTGGTGGGAATTTGATATAGGTTGGATGTGGTTTAAGATATTAGAATTCTTTAATCTTGCGTGGCGTAGGCAAGCACTCGTTTAACAATTCTTTCATATCCAGGATATTCTGTTAGTTTCAATTCATCTAACATATCTTTAATTTCGGGCCATAACTCTTTTATACTGGCTCCTGGATTATCTCTTTTAATATAATCTACATTGTGCAATGCTTGTTGAACACGAGCATTTATTTCACTGGGTTTACTCCAGTAAGGTTCATCTTTATTTTTAGGCTGCTGATATCTATCTTGTGCTGCCCAGTAACTTACATGATGTTTACCTTTAAATTTCACATCGTCTAATGCGTGTCTTAATTCATGTGCTACATATTCGGCAATGCTGGCATAATCTTCATCGTGCCATTCATCAAGATTTACAACAATCATAGGTTTACTTTCGTGTTCTCTATGATATTCTGCTACTGTATCTTTTTCTAGGTAATCAAATGTAATTCCTAATTTACTTAAAGGAGTATCTTTAATACCTGTCATTTTTCCAATAGATTGAACAGGATATTCTGCTGGTTCATTTTGATACATCCATTTGGCCACAGCATTGGCCAAACGATTGATCATTGAACTGTCTTCTACAGTTTCTTTAATTTCACTGAATCTCATTCAGTATTTATTTTATCTTTGCGGTGTTCTGTGTGGCTCTGGGGGTGAGGGTGGTACTGGGTATTTTTTAGGTCTATGTGCGAACCATGTCATATTTCACTCCAAAAAAAAGCCTGGAATTTCCAGGCTTACTTATAAATTATTCTTGTTCCTTTCACAGAGTCCTGTTTAAGCGGACTATCATCTGGAATGTGTATAGCTTTACCTACGCCGACCATACAATATTCGTCTGTTCGTAAATCATGTAAAATCCAGCTTGAAGTTTGTGTTTCTAAATTTACATAAAGTATGTTTACAGTTAGTTCGTTAGGAGCTTGTGTAGCTATAACCATTTTTTCACCGTATCTTTCTATGGTCGCTTCAAGATCTTCAAAACTTGCACACACGAACTTAACTTGTTTTGATCGAGGTTCAGCTGTAGCTGCCACGGCTGTAGTGGCCAGTAAGATGGCAGCTAGTAGTGTTTTCATAATTTTATTTACTTAGATTTCTTAAATCTATTATATGCTGCTAATTCCTTTAGCAACGACCCAGGCTCAATTATATGATTAGCATAATTTCCTCTTGCCCTGTATCTAATCTCAACTAATTTTCCAGCTTTACCAGGAGTATTTTTATCATAAAAAATTATTCTAGGCATAGAGCCTTCCTGAATTTTGGATGAAACTCCTGCAGAATAATCAATAGCTACATCTATATTATTTTTAGCAAAAACTTGTTTTAACCCTTTGTAGTTTAACAATCTATAGTCACCGCCAGGGCTTTGTTCGATTACTTGTATTTCAGGGTCATTTGCTGTGGCATGATAGTCTGTTAATTTTGCAACTCGTTGTGCTAAGGACACATCATTTTTTTCTCCCTTAGCAATTCTAGATAACTGATTAGCAGCTTCTTTATATGCAACTTCCATTGCACCTGCAAATTGATTATGTATGCCTGATGTCAATGCTGCTTTTAAAATTTTAGCTTTCTTTAAAGATAAATCTACACCTAAAGGATCAAATAATTTTTCTAAATTAACATATACTTCTTCGTGTGTTTTACCTCTTGCTTGTTGACCAATTAGACTGTCAGATAATTTAACACTTAACTTTACTTGTGCTAATTTTTTAGTTGGACGACCTTCTTTGTCAAGAACATTTATCAGCACATCGACCTTGCCGCCTTCTTTACCTGCTAATCTAATAGTAACGTTATCTGGTCTATTATTTTTGTACAAAGTGTCTGCATATTTTTGTGAAAGATCTGCATTCACATAGTTACACCAACTCTGGACTTTTTCTTTAAACATCGACTGATATTTTGGATTCGTTAAAACTTCTTGAATATCTGTTGCTAGAGTAATAACAAGGCTTATAGAATCTGAAACTTTATTATCAATGTCTTTTACGTTGTCTACTAAAGAATCTGATCCTTGTGGTTTAATTCTACCTACAATATTCCAGACATCCTCTGAAGTAATTTCTGCTGTAAGGTCACCGCCTCTTGAAATTAATTTGGCATACATGGCTACACCAAGTAGTGCTTCTGCTACTAATCCAGCAGTTCTTGTTTGAAGAGCAGGAATAGCATCTGTTGAACCTTTAAGTCCAGGACTTTTAAATATATGACTTATTTTTGCCTGTGTTCCATTGGTAAAAGTTAAAACAGTATTTGCTATTTGCAGAGCATATTGCCCTTTGTCTGTTGCAGTATAAACTCCATCAATTAGTGATTTAACTGCATTTTTAGATTCTAAATCTAATTCTAAACCTTGTGCTTTTTCACCCGAAGTACCTAAACTTATGTTGCCGGATAAAAGTCCTTGAAGATATGTTGGCCAACTAGTGAAAGTTGTGCCGCTAGATAGGGTAGCTTCTACTAAGAATTCATTTGCTCGCATAGTCTAATATTTAGCGTATTTCAGGGAACAAGCAGTCCTGTATAAAAACACGCACATCTTCTTCATCGAGCCCTAAACTAGCCATAACTTTGGGTGTATGCGGGTTTTGTTTTTGATTTTCGCAGTAATAGTTCTGATTAGGTATAGTGTTTTTATGTGTAAAATTAGATTCGGCTACACAATTCAGATAGTGTCTTATACTACGATTTGCGATATCAAATATCTGATTTAGTTCATTCTCGTCTTGAACGTTGCCCGCAGCTATCATACTACCAGTAAAAATACGCTCTGCCCAATCTGGTAATTTTCTAGTTTTATTCCACCGTAATTTGGCCGCTTCAGCAGAGAACCAATCTATTAAGGGATGTTCGTGATCGCCTGCTGGACTGAAATCGTGAAAACAACCGGTAATTTTGTTCTTACCGGCTATTACATCAAATCCATATATTGGAGCAGGATTATGGATATGTGGAAAAACACAGCAATGCATCATCCAAAGACCTTTTGTTTCTCTGGCATCAACGACATCTATGTGTGCTCTGCGATAACGTTCGCCACTCCATACGCGATTAACCCAACCAGGCTGGTTAAAACGATCCATGCCAGGCTCATGTATTTCTCTGCCGGTTTCATTAAATTTGTCTTCTAGTAAATTCTGTATGCCAATTAGTGTATTCCAAACATCACTCATCTTTTACCAAAGCTTTCATAATTTTAATTGCCCATTGAAAAGCAACTTTGGCTTCGTCGCCTAAGTCATCTGTTAACTCTGCTCTTATAGCAGTTTTCAAATTTTCAGCATCTTTGAATTGATAAAAGCGGCCTTGGCCTGGACATTTTTTAGCAATAATTTGTCCGCCAAATAAATCACCCATATGACGACAATACAAGTGTGCTTTAACTAAATGACGTCTTTCAGTGTCATAGTTAAGAGCTAGTACATATTGATAATATTCAATAGTTTCTGGCAACCACTTAAGATTATGATTATTACCTACTAGTTCGATACAGTCTTGATAGATTTTGTGTGCTCGTTCAATGTCAGGTAAGTTTTTTAACATACCTTGACTATTTGCCGAAGTTTCTATTCCGTTATAAACGAGAACCATTTGCCAAAGATAGTTAGCATATTCTTCTTTAGTAAATGATCCTGTTACAAGTTTTTTAGCAAATATAGTTCTTTCTGCGTCTGCATGTAACTCTTTGGTTATTTCACGTAAACTCATTCTTCTTCCATTTTAACTTGGAGTGGGAATCCTTGTGATCTAGCAACTGTGGTTACTTCGACAGCTTTGGCTTCTGCTATGTCGAATGTATAAACACCTGCAATACCACTACCACTATTATGTATCTCCATAGTGATCTCTTTTGCAGTTTCTTGGCTATGTTTAAAAACTTCTGTTAATACTTCTATAACGAAATCCATCGGAGTGTAATCGTCGTTTAGAAATATGACTTTCCACTTTTTCGGTTCTTGATATTTTTGTTTAATTTTTTCGTCGATTTTTACATCAGAATCTACTGCCATCACTGCCTCCATAAAAATTAGGGGAAAGTTTAACTTTCCCCTTATTATATTACTTAACTTCTACAATGTCAATTACTCGAGCTTTCTTTTCTTCTGGAATAATATATTCAAGGCTAATAGTTAAGATTCCGTCTTTAATCTCGGCTCCATTTACAACCATATGTTCTGCTAGTTGCCAACTTCTTACAAAACTTCTGCTACTTAAACCTCGGTGTAGGTATTGTCTAGTTAAAGTTTCGTTAGTTGCTTCTGATTCTCCCCTCACTGTTAGCATGTCTTGTTCAACTTCAACATTTATCTCATGTTTTTTGAAACCAGCAACTGCTATTTCAATTTGATAATGTGTGTCGTCAGTTTTAACAATATTATGCGGAGGATAGTTAGTAGATAACTGATTTGCAAATCTTGATTCGAAAGTATCGAACAATCTGTCAAATCCTACTAAAGCTTTGTTTAATGCTGTTGTATCAAAACGTGCTACTGTACCATTCATTGTCATTTGATTTCTCCTTAAATTAAGCAAGATACAATATTTGACCCAAAGGCGTCAAATATAAGTCTTAAGTGGTTTCCTTGAATTCTGCATCAACTACAACTTCGTCGGAATTTCCACTTGAAGATTCGGTTTTACTTTTCGCTGTTGCAATGATTTGTTGAACTTCGAAAAGCTTTGAAATACATTCATTAATTTTTTCTTTATCTGTGCCTTTATGTGCCTCTTCTGCTGCCTGACAAGCCTCGTTAATCTTTGTTTTTTCTTCTTCGGTAAGATTTGATTCTACTTCTTTCATATCATTACGAAGATTATGTACTATACCTTCGGCGTTGTTACGTGCCTCGATTAATTCACGTTGTTTACGATCCTCTTCTGCATTAACTTCTGCATCTTGTACCATACGTTCGATTTCTTCAGCAGTTAAACCACTGTCACTCTTAATGGTAATCTTATTTTCCTTACCTGTGTTTTTATCTTTAGCACTAACATGCATAATGCCGTTGGCATCGATATCAATTGTAACTTCGATTTGAGGAACACCTCTACGTGCAGGTGCAATACCTTCTAAGTTAAATTCGCCTAATGATTTATTATAAGCGAACATTTCACGCTCACCCTGTGCAATTTTGATAGTAACTGCTGGCTGATTATCTTCCGCAGTACTAAACACTTGACTAGCTTTGGTAGGAATAGTTGTATTCTTAGTAATTAATTTAGTAAAGATACCGCCCATAGTTTCAATACCAAGACTTAATGGAGTGACATCTAATAGTAGAACGTCTTTACGATCTCCTCCTAGCACAGCACCTTGTACCGCAGCACCAGCAGCCACTGCCTCATCAGGGTTAACATCTTTGCGTGGTGTCTTGCCAAATAGTTTTTCAACTTCTTCTTGCACCTTAGGCATACGTGTTTGACCACCAACTAAAATAACTTCATCGATATCGGCGGCAGTTACTTTTGCATCATTTAATGCTTGACGACAAGGAGCAAGACTACGTTGAATCAAATCTTCGACTAAGCTCTCTAATTTTGCACGAGTTACTTTAATATTAAGATGTTTAGGACCTGTAGCATCTGCGGTAATATAAGGAAGGTTAACGTCAGTTTGTGTGCTATTACTTAATTCAATCTTTGTACGTTCTGCTGCTTCTTTTAGACGCTGTAGTGCCATAACGTCTTTACTCAAATCAATTCCTTGTTCCTTTTTAAATTCGGAAACAAGATGATCCATAATACGATTATCAAAATCTTCGCCACCAAGGAATGTATCACCATTTGTGCTTAGTACTTCGATTTGTTTATCGCCATCTACATTGGCGATTTCAATAATGGAAACATCAAAAGTACCACCACCTAGATCATAAACAGCAACTTTACGATCTTTCTTGTCAGTCTTATCTACACCATATGCAAGAGCTGCTGCGGTAGGCTCGTTAATAATACGTAGAACTTCTAATCCAGCAATCTTACCAGCATCTTTAGTTGCTTGACGTTGACTGTCGTTGAAGTATGCAGGTACGGTGATAACTGCTTGAGTAACTTCTGCACCAAGATAGTCTTCAGCAGTTTTTTTCATTTTACGTAGAACTTCTGCTGAAATTTGAGGAGGTGCTAATTCTTTGTCGTTAGCACGAATCCATGCATCGCCATTTTTAGCCTCTGTGATTTCGTAAGGCATCAAATCGATATCTTTTTGTACTGCTTGTTCTTTAAATTTGCGGCCGATTAAACGCTTGGCTGCATAGATTGTGTTTTTAGGATTAGTTACTGCTTGACGTTTAGCTGGTGCTCCAACTAAAATTTCTTCGTTTGTGTATGCGACGATACTTGGAGTAGTTCTGGCACCTTCACTGTTTTCAATAATTTTAACTGTGCCATTTTCAATTACTGCTACACAACTGTTTGTTGTACCCAAATCGATACCAATGATTTTGCTCATATATTTTCTCCTTAATTAAGCAAGATTGTTTGGACTCATGTCCTTTGTATAACCCGTATGGCGATATACAATTTTATTTATCTCTGATTAGCCAAGGGCTGAATCAGTTTTCCATTAAATTGTGTGCTGCTGCGTAACCTTTGAAATACATTTTGTACGCCTACTGCTTGATTCCAAGCATCTTCTAAAGCATGGTGTTTAAGCACTGGAGGTCTTTGAGGGTCAATCCCTAAATCAAAAAGCGTCCTAGTATCCCTAACTTCCCAGAAGTTCCAAGGGACTGCCTTATTAAGTTTTCTAAAAACGTTTTCGCAAATAACAATGTCAAAAGCGGCACCATGACTCCAAACACGCTTGGCTCCCCAACAAAATTTATACAATTGATTAAATGCTTCTCTTATATGAATTCGATTGTCTGTACTGAAAGCTTCTTCCTGTGCTTCTTTACTTTGTTTACTCCACCATTCTAATGTATCTTCGCTTACATCTAAGCCTAGTGCATCACAACTATCTAAGTCTACTTTTAGATAAAACTTCTCGCAAGTAGAATTATCGATATCGTTGTTGAACGGATCAAATTTTACAGCACCGATAGTTAATATCGATGCATTTGTTGAAGTAGACAAGGTCTCCAAATCTATCATTATATCAGATAGCATAAATTCTTTCTAAAATTTTATTGTACTAGATTTTGTTAATTAAAACAACTTTTTTGGTAATTGTTCTTTTTCTAATTTCTTTAAGAAACGTGCTCTGCCAGCAGCTTTTTTACGCTTTCGAGCAGTTGTGGGTTTTTCGTAATGTTCTTTCTTTTGAAGAGCTTTTAATGCTCCGCCTTCTTCGACTTTGTTTTTTAATTTTCTTAGAGCCTTGTTTACATCGTCTCCATCTCTAAGGATTACTGTAGTTCCTTTTTTAGGCATCGTCTTCCTCGTCATCTCCATTTAAAACTTCTAATACCCAGTCCAAATTAAAAATCCTATTCCTACTTATTAAAGACCAAGGAGTAGATTCGTCACTAGTTAGGTAGTAAGAATTTGGTTGAATCAGCAAAAGCGATATAAACAATTTTGTTTGATAATCACAATTATCTATATCTACAATAATGAAATCTGCAATCTTGCCTACACTTAACAGCCAATCGATGTCAGTTTCTGTATCATCAAAAATGTAAACATTAACATCGTCATCTATTTGTTTTAGATTATGCTGAAATTGAATTTTCAGTTTGGCACTAGGTTTCACCAAAAGGTACGAAATATTCGAATTATATAATCTGTCAGGTGCTGTGATTAAATTAATTTTTCCAATATGCATCTTTTACTTAGCTTTGATTTTTCTTAATTTGCTGCCAAATTGATTCTTGATTCTGTTCTTGGTTCTGAACATATGTTATTTTATCAGCAGTTTTTTCTTCGTCAAATTTTTCTATGGTTTCCCAAGGAAGATGATCAATTAAACCTTTTTCATATAATGCTCGTTGTCTTTTAATTGTGTCATTAGGATTTTCTAATTTCCATTGACGTTTTGCATCTGTGTCTTCGGGATCATCCTGCTCATCTATAACTCTTTGAGTCCAAGTTTCTTCATTTTCTAAAACAGGCATACTATTAATAATGTCCTGTTCTAACTTAGCATCTCCTTCTATAGGACGTTGCATAGGGAAAGGATATGGTTCTTGATTCTCTTCGAACAAGTTATCAGTTTTAACTATATCGCCTTTAGGAAGATCTTCTTCGGCTTGTTCACGTAATTGAGCAATTTGCTCATCAGTCAATGGACCATCATCGGCTTCATATTTGCCTTCGTCTATTTCTTTGGCCGTTTCTCTTAAATGAGCGAAGAAAGCATCAACTTCTGGATTGCCTGATTTATTATATTCACATTCTTTATCAGGACAGAATGTATCAATACCAGGAGCGACAATTAAATGCTTGCCACAATGTGGACAAGGACCAGGACTTGTATATTCTACACGTTGAGATTCAACTATTGGCTCTGCGGATTCTTCGACGGGTTGTTCGATAGGTTGTTCAACCACGGGTTCATTTCCAACCACAGGTCCACCCACAGGTACACTATCAGGTGCGGTAATAATATCGGCAGCAGCATCTTCTTCCTCCTTGACTCGTCTAAAGTATTGGAAACTATACTGACTAGCTAATAACATCACAACTGCCAGTGGATCAAAAATGATAACAATTAAAATTATTACCCAACGTACAGCACGTTCTAAAACATTTTGATCCGGATTATCACCATAAAGTAAAGCCGCAATATATTTAATCGGGCCTACTTCGGCTTCTACTTTGCGTAACTCGCTAGCGATTGGAGCACGTTCAACGTTTAATGCTGCAATAGCTTTTTGACTCTTTGCAATATCTGCTTGTAAGCTGGCACGTTCTTTGGCCTGTGCTTTACGAATTTGTACTGCACGTTCTGCACCACGTTCATCGTCACTGCGACTTAGTCTAGCATCGACCTGTGCATCCATTTGCAGTAGTGCTTTTTTAGCAACATCAATGTTATCACGTTCTGTTTTAATCTTTTCATCTATTAATGCGACTTTGGCAACAACATCGCCTGTAGGTACTGCTTGATCTAAATGGGCCTTGGACAAATAACCAAAGATACCCATGGATGTAATTACCATTAAAATGGTAACTGCAATTAATAGATATGCCTTAATTAATCTTGGTGCAATGAACCAGTTTTGTTTTAACCAAACAGTGGCTACTAATTTGCTGAGTTCAAGCACTATTCCCATAATAGCAATAGGAATCGCCGCGGCGGCGAAAATACTAATCAGTCCTGCGACTGAATAGTAAACTGCAACAGCAGAAATGGAAAGGCCGCTTAATAAGGCAAGCCATGCTATACCTTTATCGGCAAATGTAATTTTCATAGTCAATATTTATCGATAAAATTCCAACTATTTGTTGTATTATTATAACAGGCAGTATCTTGAAAACTTTTTTCGTCTGCACCGAACCTTACCCAACTATGTACTCTGCGGCAAATGTTGCCACTACCTGGATAAGTGTAAACGATTCTAGTTTTGCCCTGTGCATCTGTTCTATGATTAAACCATTCGACCAGTTCACCATTTTCTAGATTGTTCAATGCATGATATACACTTTGAGTATGCATTGCTGCATCTTCAGGTTTTAATCTTTTTGAAAACCATTTAGTAATGTTAAAGAAAAATCCAGGAAGATTGTCAGAACGTTGCCAATTTTCGTAAACTGGTGTTTCCCAACTTTGAGCAAAACTATTGGTACATACTAGGATGAGGCACAATTTCGTAAGTACCATCAAATTTTTTGCAGGCATATCCTCTCCGTTCTACTGGTCGATTATTAAGTGTCATAAAATATTTGTATTCGCCACAATTTTGTGCCATACCACTTTGTGCATGAAACAATCTGTCTACCTGATTATCATTACACTTCATAACCTCGATAGTTCTCTCATCCTGAACTTGTCCGTGTTTACCTTTAATGACCACTGTTTCCGATTTAAGGTCGCAGTATTGTTCAGATTGAGCACGTGGAGAATATGTAGTGCAAGCCGCGAGACTCACACTACATACTAGAACAAGATAGCGTACCATTATTTTCTCGCTTGTTCAAGAACTTCTCTAGCAGTTTCGTCTACAGTTTTGCCTGCTACTCGATTCTGTAGTTTGACCTGTTTGCTTTGATCATATTGTGCTGCCATAGTTTCTACATCTTTTTTACTAATTTTCATTAGTACAAAAGCACGATAGTTTCTTAGTTCTGGATTCCAAATTACCATCTTCTTTTCTAGACCATAAGTTCTAAGAACACTTTCTGCAATAAGGTTAACAATAACATCTTGTGATTCGGCACGACCAATAGGAGCATCTGGAGAACCAGATTCACCATATACCAAAGTTGTGCGGTTGTTCATTTCACCGTTGACTCGGTCTACAATTTTGGCCTTTGCTTTCAGCGTAGCTTTTTTCAATGCCATTTCCATACTTGGACTAACATCTTCTGCTACTGCATAAAACATGCCTTCTCGATCCCAAAACTTTAATCCTTTAGATTCAGTTCCAGTATCGGCATGTTCTAGATACCAAGTGGGTACTTGTTTCTTTTCAACATTTTCGGTTTGAAGAGTACTCATGCTTGAACAAGCGGTAAGGGTAAGTGCTACAGTAGTAACTACAAATGCCTTTTTCATATGTGCCTTTCTGTGTGTTAAAAATAAAAAACCTTCTACAGTACATATAATACTATAGAAGGTTTCAAATGTCAACAACTTTTGGTTATTTAAAGAAAATCAACATCATTAATACACTTTGAATGATAAATCCAAAACCAATTGTTGCAACATTGAGCATATCTTTGATAATCACTGCCTTGGCAAATAGCAAAGTCAATGCACCCCAAGTAAGTAAAACCAAATCTACACTAGGTAGTTTATCTGTAAGACTCATGCTAACTGCTAACAAACTAGGAATAGTTGCAGCATGTAACATGATATTGGCCAACCAAGCCATAGTTTCTGAACTAATTACACCAATTCGTTTAGTAAACACAAATTTAGTGTGTTCGATCCATCTATTAACTCTTGACATTTCGATCCCTATAAAAAACATGATTACCGATTACACCAATCCGTTCCTTACCCCAATTTGGGTTAACATAAACGGCATGAAAGTACATAGCATCTTTCATTGAAGATAAGCGGAAGTTTTCCAAAAGAACTTTTTTAGCAACTTCATAACTTTCTTTGTACAACTCAGGATGCTTAATTTTTGGTCTGCCACCATTCTCGCAGTACCAACTAAATTGGCAAACAACATACTTGTCAAAATATGTTTTTTGGTAGACTACTTGGCAAATATCATTTGGGAAGTTAGGATGCTTTGATCTATTCAAAGTAACCTGGGCCACTGCCACTTTTCCTTCGAAACTTTCTGATCCAGATTCGAAATAAACATTTCTTGCCAAACATTCTAATTGACGCTCTCTATCTTTTAGAGCAACAAGTTCTCGATTTTTAGCTTCAATTTTTGCTTGAGTAGCTATTTCGACTTGTTTATAGTAGGCTATACGATTTTTGGTAATAGCCTGTATTGCTGATCCTACTAAGAATACGCCCAGCACGAGCATACCAATTCTTAGATATTTTTCCATAGTTAAATCCTCCTATTAGTTAATGTGTATCGCTACACACCAGCCGTCCAAAAAATATTAAAAACTGCTGTGGGCTGAAATCCGAGGGCCATAAGTTCTCTTTTTTCAAACCGTTAATTAATTATCTCGATTGAAAATGAATTATCTACGCATTTTGCTAATGTCAACTGCTTCTTCATCACTGAAGATAGGAACTGCATTAGACTTGTGCATAGTACCGATTCCTTTTACTTTTGTACCTGTATAAACCTTTTGTTCAGGCTTAGTACAAGCACCACCAGTAAATGGTAAACTTGGGATTTTGGGCTGATCTGCACCTCTATGAAACGGTTTCGGTGCTACGTAAGTACTTGCTGACATCGCACGTTTTTTACGCTTCTGTTCAGCTTCAAAGCCCCATTTTTTCTGTAATTCTTTCCAATCTTCGTCCAATTGTCTTGCCTTTTGTGCCTCTTCGGAATTTCTAAATTTCTGTTTGCCTTTTCGCTTGCCTGTAGTTGATAGCCACGGGCCTTCCAAATGCATAGTCAAAATATGTCTCCTGAAGTGTTAAAACATGTATTATATTACAAATTTTGGTAAATGTCAATCTTCAGCGAAATTTTTGCACACTTTATATAGCAATGATTCGTGATCGAGGTCTTGAAATTCTATACCCAATTCATATAAGTCGTTCGAAAAATCAGGCTGTTCGAATCCTAAAATTTCAAATACTTCTGTTTTGGTTAGTTTTTCGCCTCTCATATAACTGACCCAAACAATGGTCATTGTGTAGCACATAAACAACTGTGCATCGTTGATGATGCCATGAAGCTCGCACCAATTTTCGGTTTGTTTTAGATAATATTCAAAATCTTCTATCCTATGCTCTATTTGAAATAACCAATTTTTGGTATCTTCTCTAGTCCACATAGTCAGATTCTAAATGATTCACCGCAACCGCATCGGTCCTTTTCTTTACTGTTAATAAAATCAAAACCTTCATTGAGACCTTGACGTCGCCAATCCATAGTCATTCCATCAATGTATGGTAAGTCTCGGCCGTTGACCCAAATTTTTATTCCATTGCTATCGTATGTCATATAATCACGTGTTACCGGAGGATTATCAACATACTCTAATTTATAGGCGAGGCCTGAACAACCGGTGGTTCTTACACCAATCATTATGCCAAGGCCTCGACCTCTTTTAGATAGTTGTTGCTGTACCTTCTTCGCTGCTATTTCTGTTAGCTGTATCATTTTTTGATTTATAATCTGCTAATGCTGCTTTAATTGCATCTTCCGCCAATATGGAACAGTGGATTTTGACAGGAGGTAACGCGAGTTCTTCCGCAATGTGGGTATTCTTAATCGAATTCGCCTCATCCAGACTCTTTCCCTTAAGCCACGTAGTGACAAGCGACGAAGATGCGATCGCCGAACCGCAACCATATGTCTTAAATTTAGCATCTGTGATAACATTGTCCTCTACCTTGATTTGAAGTTGAAGTACATCTCCGCAAGCAGGTGCACCAACTAACCCGGTGCCCACGCTTGGATCATCTTTATCAAGTTTTCCAACATTACGTGGATTTTCGTAGTGGTCTACAACTTGATCCGAATAAGCCATTATTTGCTCTTCTTTCTTCTCGTAGTTTTAGCTCTTGATGCTGCTTTTGTTTTTGCTGCTCTTTCTCTAAGTATTTTAGCCATTTTAAATTCTTCCTTTTCTACGTAAAACACGTCTTGCTGCTGCTTTGGTTTTTGTTTTAGCTCTATAACCCATATTGGCCTCCTATAAATTATTTAGTTTTAGATTCTTTACGTTCGTTTTTGACAGCAGTTACATCGTTACGCACATCTTTACAAAACTTAGATAATTCTTGTAGTCCTTTACGCACACGAGTGCCAGCACTGCCTACACCTTTGTCATAAAACTTTTCGAAGTCGCCTTCCATTGATTCTACTAATGCTACTAATTCTTGATACTTACTCATTATTTTCTCCTTGGGTTATAATGTTATATATATCTTTCCAATTTTTTACAATTGGATAAGAACACGCATGATTCATATTATGTCCGTGTTCCATTAAAATAGATCTTAAACCTAATTTGTATCCAACATCTGCGTTTTCTGGCTTATCTTCAATCCAGAATAAGTTGCTGTCTTTATAATTAGATAAAACCTCGTCTTTATCTCCGCCAGTATCTAAAAAAATAAATTTTTCAAATGTGTTAGATCCAAAGATTTTTTTTATATTCATTTCTCTAAGACGCTGTGCATTTTCATCTTTACTTAGACTAGTGATTAAATGAAATTGATAACCATGTTCTTCATGTAGTCTCTTAACATAGTGTGCAGCGTCTCTTAATGCAGGAAGGAAACCTATGGCAGCACTTTCGTTAAAAGTTCTTACCATTTTCTTAGAATCTTCTTGAGTTAAATTTTCGAAATGATCGTGAAAGTGATAGCTGTAATGCCCATTAGGGATAAGTTTATATCCTCGTTCTTGCATCCAAATTCTAAATGCCCATTCCCAGTCTAAAATTACACCGTCGGCATCAGTTAAAATAATTTTTTTCTTCATGAATTAAACATAACGATTTGTTGGTCGAAAGTCAACTTAATTGGCAAATACATTTGGTGATCCGGATGTAATAGCACCGGCATCGGCTGAATCTCCAACTCTTCCGATTGCTTTATTGTTTACAAACACGTTCCCAGATCCTACATTTATAACGGCAGTATGAGTGACTGAACAACCTCTACCTGTTAAACGATGAACGACAGTAGGGTCTCCCTGTCTTTCTATACCTTTACTATTAGCAAATACGTTAGTTGATGGACTGGTTAATGTAGTTGTTCCATCACACCCGTGCCCAGTTGATATAGTATCCCCGATTCTAGCTACTGATGGCATTATAAAACTATCCCTCCGTTAGTTACAGGTTGAATACCTGTAGTTTGATATATGTACTGTTTAGCAATTTCGTCATCTGAATGTGCGGCAACTATAACTGCATTTTTATTGAATCTTAATTTTGTTTCTGGATTCACGGTGACTAGTATAGGAGCCATTCCTATTCCTTTTTGACTCATAGCTAACATTAAAGGCCTATCCAATGTAAAATGTTTTTCATCATCACTGACAAATTTACCTATAACTTCTTCGCCTGACATTAACTTAATTGTAACTACATCGTTTTCATCAAATCTTGTTTTTTCTAATAACATATTAGCCTTTCAAATATTGTTTAAGTTCTGTAAATCCACCGACTAATTTTCCATCTAAAAAAATCTGCGGAACTGTACGTGCTGTTGGAACTGCTTCTAATAAATCTTCTTTGGAAAATCCATCTCCAATTTTCTTTTCTTCAAATTCAATGCCTTTCATTGTGAGCAAAGCCTTGGCCTGATCACAAAACGGACAATGGTACTTACTCCATACTACTGCTTTCATTCTTTATCCTTTATATTTGATGTATCGTAAGTTTGATGAAAGATGTCTTTTTTAACTGCACCATAATCTCCTTCACCATGTCTTACTATATAATCATTTCCTTTTGTGTATTCTAAATTTCCCCAAGATGTATGTAATACTCCATCATGGTCTGCTAATTTAGCATACTTAATTATTTTTTTAGGTGTTGCTGTATTTTCATCATCTACATCATATTT